AGGCAGTAGCTATTTTCACAGTAGCTGCAACCAATACATACGTTGACAGTACAACAAACGAAACAAAAGAACAGACTGCTTTCATCAATTGCGTAGCATGGGGCAAGACAGGGGAAGCGGTTGGTAACTGCAAGAAAGGCGATAGATTGCTAGTAAATGGCCGTATTCAAACTCGGTCATACGAGGATAGTAACGGTCAAAAGAAATATGTAACAGAAGTGGTAGCTAATTTTGTAGGTAAAAAGCTAGATGGTGAATTTGATAGTAGTAACTTTGATAGTTTTGAAAACAATGGTAGCGATGAAAATGTTCCGTTTTAAGGGGGAGTAAACATGGTTGAGTTATTAGTTGTAATGAATTGTGGAACAAGCACATACAGAACAGAAACTTTTAAAGATAAAAAAGCCTTTATCGATGCTATAGACAACGTACAAGTAGGGAATACAAAGCTGATTTGTTTTACAGATAAACTAGGAAGATATATTGCGGTATCTCCAACTAATTGCGTTATTGAATGTACTGATTGTTAGTGGTGAGTGATGAAAATACTTGATGCTTGTTGTGGCAGTAGAATGTTTTGGTTCGATAGGGAACACAAAGAAACTGTATATATGGACAAACGAACATTAGATACAACGCTTTGTGATGGTAGGAAGTTAATTGTAAAGCCTGATATACTAGCAGATTTTCGCAACATTCCTTTTGATGATGAAACGTTTCATCTTGTTATCTTTGATCCACCACATTTACTGAAAGCTGGTGATACATCATTTTTAAAATTGAAATACGGAAGATTAGATGAAACGTGGAAAGAAGATATCAAGCAAGGCTTGACCGAGTGCTGGCGAGTTTTAAAACAAAATGGAACGATGGTTTTTAAATGGAACGATGAACAAATCACATTACCAATGGTTAAACCATTACTACCATGTGAACCGCTAATTGGGCAACGTAGGGGTAAGACGATATGGTTAGTATTTTTTAAAAGTTGAAGAGGTAAAAAGATGAAACGATTTAAAATTTCAGGATATGTAACAATTGGGTTTGAAAAAATTGTAGAGTGTGAAAGTTTTGAAGAAGCCGAAGAACAAGCTAATGTAATTGAACTTACAGAAGATGTAGACGGCCGTGATATGAATGAATGGTTTGATAACGTAGAAGTCGAAGAAGTGGAAGAGTTAGAGGAGTAGCTATACTAGTAAAAGACGAAACAAAATATTACTGGGTTGATGGTGATGAGGTGGCAGAGTAATGGAGTTAATACAAAGAAAACGGAAACAACAATACATAAAAGCCTATTGTCTAATGTATCCGTGGTACACATATGAGGCACATTGTGAATGGGTTGAAGCGGTAACTTATGCAAGTCCTGGGCCTAGAAACAAGCCAGACGGCTTGAAACACGGACGGCATTGTTTGAAGTGGCTGCTTGAATACGATGCACACTCAATGAGCGGTGAAACGAACATATGGGGTGTAGTAAAGGGAGATTAAAATTGAAAGCACAATGTGAGGGATGCGAACACAGAGAGGTAGCGTAGAATGCATATATGGGGGTTATTTGATGATGGCAACGGCTGCTATCGTCAAGCGGTAGATGAATATAACGTGAATATGGGGGGGCAACACACGATCACATCAATAGGAATTGGTGATGCGTGTATCAACCAAGATCTTGCGATTAATACGCTACATAAACCCAACGCACTATGGAAGCGGTTAGACAAGCTAGATAGACCTGATGTTATTCTAGCTAGTCCGCCTTGCGAAAGCTGGAGCGTAGCAAGTGCGATGAAAGGTGGTAATGCGTGTTGGAAACAAGAAAAGGATATGACTATCAATCTATTTGGTGAATATGAACAAGGAAGTAAATTCACAATCAGAAATCAAGCTGATTATGAAAACTACCAATTCAAGTATGATAAGTCATTTCTAACACGGATCAATGGTGAGATGTGTATCTATAACACGTTGAAAATCATTGAGCGTTATAAACCTAAAGTATTCGTGATTGAAAACCCAGCATATGGGCGGATATGGGAATACATAGCCAATGTAATAGGGTTTGATGTCCCATATGAAAACCTAACATATTACAACAATTATGATTACCCAATTAAGAAACCAACAAAGTTTGGTAGCAATATCGATTTAAAGTTATTGAAAGATAACATTAGAAACACTATTGAGTTTGAAAGAATGAATATCAAAGGTGTTAAACGATACAATGCAAGGTCGCATATTCCGTTGGAATTAGTAAAAGATATTTTAAAACGATGTGAACAATATGTAGAGGGGTGAGTGCGTGACAGAGCAAGATATCCAATACGCATTAGGTCAACATTTATTTCTTAAAAATGTATGTGTGCCTAATGTGTTAATGAGTGGTGTTAAGAAAGCGCCTTATGAGGCTGATTTCATCTACTTCAATCTTAATACATTGCACTTAACAGAAGTCGAAATAAAAACAAATATAAATGATTTCCGTAACGACTTTAAGAAAGTACGTTACCATGACAATCATAATGTTATGTATTTGTATTATGCAGTTCCTAGAAGTTTATATGATGATCATTGGGATGTAATTGATGAAATGCTTGGCAGTGCTGGCTTAATTCTAATTGATGAATATAGTGGAACTTACTTTGATAAACCAGTATACAAAGTTGGTGGTTTTATTAAAAGGGAAAAACGAAGAAAAGGTTCTGTTAAATTGAATGAACAAGAAAAGGAATATTATATGCGAATTGGGTGTATGAAGTGGGTGAATAGATGAAAGTAGAACTATATAATGATAATTTCCAAAACTTTAAACGATATGGAATACCAAAGGCACAATTGGTAATAGCAGATATTCCATACAATCTAGGGAATAATGCATATGCAAGTAATCCTATGTGGTATGTAGGCGGCGACAACAAAAACGGCGAAAGTAAAAAAGCTGGTAAAGCGTTCTTCAATTCTGATTACAATTTCAACATTGCAGAATATTTTCACTTTTGCAATCGGTTATTGAAAAAAGAGCCTAAAGAACGAGGTCAAGCACCATGCATGATTGTATTCTGTTCATTCCAACAAATGCCGATGGTAATTGAATACGCTAATAAACATGGGTTTAAGAATTACATTCCTATCACGTTTAATAAAAACTATTCCGCACAAGTGCTAAAAGCTAATATGCGTATAGTTGGTGCTACAGAATATGCGTTAATTCTGTATCGTGAAAAGTTGCCTAAATTCAATAACAACAAAAAAATGATATTTGATCACTTTGAATGGAAACGTGATAACAAAAATATCGTTCCTAATATCCACCCAACGCAAAAGCCTGTAAGTGTGCTTAAACGATTAATAGAAATATTCACAGATGAGGGCGATGTGGTGATTGACCCTGTAGCTGGTAGTGGTAGCACGTTAAGGGCAGCAATGGAGCTAGGACGAAGTGCATACGGATTTGAAATTGACAGAAAAATGTATGCCAAAGCAAAAGAAGAAATGTTAAGAGATGTAAAAGTGCAAACAAGTTTAATGGAATTTGCAGAATAGGCGGTGATCAGATGCCGATAAACAGTAAAGATAAAGGTAAACGTGGCGAAAGAATGTGGCGAGATGTATGCCGAGCCAATGGATTTGATAAAGTAAGGCGAACAGTCCAATATTGCGGTAATACAGGTGATGCATCAGATTGCATTGGACTGCCTAACATACATCAAGAGGTGAAGTTTGTAGAAAACCTTAATGTAAGGAAAGCCTATGAGCAAGCGGAACACGATGCAAAACAAGCAGATAATGGTTATATACCTATAGTGGCTTGGAAAAAATGCAACAAACCTTGGTTAGTGGTGTTGAGTGCGGATGATTTCTTCCGCATCTATAGAAAAAGTGAATGGAGTGAGGAACATGGAACAAATGAAAGTGAAATTAGTTAATGAGTACGCACAACTACCGACTAGAGGTAGTAAGGATGCAGCTGGGTTAGACCTATATTGCCCATTCCATATTAAAGTACCAGCGGACAGTCAAAAGAAAATACCGCTAGGAATAGCAGTAGAAATTCCGAAAGGTCATATGGGTTTATTAGTGCCACGTAGCAGCATGAGTAAAACACCATTACGATGTGCAAATAGCGTAGGAATTGTAGATGCAGATTATCGAGGTGAAATCAGTATCGTATATGAGAATATATCTTGTAGCGATTACACGATATTTAGAGGTGATCGCATCGCACAGTTAATCATCGTACCAGTAGCGATTGTTGATGTAGTAGAAGTAAATGAACTAAGCGAAACAGAACGAGGTACTGGCGGATATGGCAGTACTGGCAAATAAAAGACAGTAGAAACACAGTAAAAGACAGTAAAAAGACAGAAGATGTAGGCGGTGAAATATCCGCCTTATCATAAGAGGTGTACAAAATGAATGAAGAAAATAAAAATGAATTAAGCATTAGTGAGCCTGAATGGCAGGCTAGATTTAGAGGAGAATATAAGGGGTTAAAAGAACGTTACAACAAACTGCACAGAATGATTGTTAAATATGATGCTGGAACTTTAGATTTTAAACCAACTTGTCCTATAGATTTGTTGCGTAGGCAAAAGGCTATTATGGGAGAGTATCTAAACATACTTGAAATTAGAGCAGAAATTGAAAATATACGTGGTTTAGATGATGATAACCTTAAATTAAAAAGCGATTATGAAATAGCGAAGAACGGGAGATTTGCATGAGTAACTATAGCGGTTACGTAGCACATTCCGACTTTTTAATAGAACCTCAAAGTTATCAAGATGCATTTAATTTTTTGTGCCAACTTGCGGTTGAAAGTGAAGAGGATGTGTTCTATATAGGGAAAGTTGATGAGGGTACATATGACTTTGAAATGTACGATGTAGTTAAATTTAAATGGAATGAAGATAAAGGAGAATGGATACAGTATGATTAAGTGGTATAAAAAGAAACCAGTTGTGATTGAAGCAATACAATATACGAAGGAAAGTTGTGAGGAGTGCGTAAAATTTTGTGGAAAAGACTTTATATGTTTTATTGACAATAAACTTCTCATTAAAACATTAGAGGGGGATCATAGAGTATCACCTAGCGATTACATTATCAAAGGTGTTAAAGGTGAAATTTATCCGTGTAAGCCTGATATATTTGAAATGACATATGAAGAGGTATAACTATGAACGATAAACAATTTACGGATGAACTATTTAAACGCATGTATGATCTAGGGTATCGAAAAGCAGAAATTGAAAGTGGTGTATTGTTCTTTTTTAACGGTAAAAGGGAGCTTTTAAACTATTTCTTGCCACGTGTAATGGTGGCCAGTACGTGCTTTGAGGGAAAAGACCAGTTGATTGATATTGGTGAATATCTAGGTATTGTTGACTGGTCAAAAGTGGCGGTTGATACACCGATATTAGTTAGGAATAATGGGTGTGTGTGGACAAAAAGATACTTTGCGGAATACAAAAACGGAAAAGTGCGAACTTACCATAATGGTGCTACATCGTGGAGTTCTGATGGTAGGATGGGTAGTTGGGATTATGCAAAACTAGCAGAGGTATAAACATATGATATGGTTTATGTTATTTTGCTTGGTAGTTGCTATGGGTAATGTAAACAATAGTTACGCAAATGCAATTATATTTGTAGCATGGAGCGTGTTGGTTTATATGTTAGCCATTAATGGTGCATTTAAGGATTGAGGTGATTTGTATTTGAATGAACCAACAAAAAGTGAAAAAAGATTAATTAGTAGTGCTAGAAAATACCTTGAGCCTGTAAAGACAGTTGATGAACAAATAAAGTCGATTGCAAAAGAAATAGAGCAACTACGATGCAACATTACATCGATTAGTGCTATTGATTACTCAAAAGATAGAGTGAGCGGTGGCGGTGTTCCATGTGGGTTGGAAAATAGCGTAGCAAGGTTTATTGATACAGAAAAAGAACAACGCAGACGGATTGATGAATTGAGCGAGTACAAATGCGATGTAATCAACACGATCAATAGTCTAAGCGAAGAAATAGGCGGTACAATGTTACGTTATGAATACCTGCTTGGAATGTCAGCTAAACAAGCACATTCGGTTTTTGAAAACCAATTTAACGAAAGGCAGGCTATGAGATACAAAGAGAAAGCATTAATTGAAATAGGCAAGTTGAAATGTCAGTAAATGTCATGAAATGTCAGTAAATGTCAGTATCTATAGCTAAAAACATATAGTAGAATATAAGGTGTAAGAGTTGCCAATGAGCAATTCTAAAAATTAAATAGCAATTGAGGTGCGGTTTTATATTTTTGTATTTTAAAATCAACGAGTATTGTTTCTAAGTCATTACAATCTATATTATTTTATAATCGCACCGCACCTCACATATTGCGCTTTGTAAACTAATACCGCTGATTATCATTCAATACTACAAAACAACAACCTTGTTCATAAGATAAATCCTTAAGCTGAAATATTACAAAACTATCAGCGGTATTAGTTTAGAGAGTGCAATTGTATATTGAAAACTAAAGCTATATATGTTCCATTAAGAACCGAGTAATGTACGTGAGTTAGATAGAGGGTACTAACCATGATTACAATTCATATGCTCGTGTTGGTAAATAGCCAACTATATAACTTTGGTTTTGAGTATGCAATTATTATTGAAAAGTGAATATCGTATTTTGTTTTGATTAAATATTGGAACATGTGCATGTGTTTTGACTACGTGTTAGAACGTGTGCAAGCGTTGACTATACGATATTCAGTTTTGAATGATTATTACACTAAAAATGAATAAAACTATCAGATAATGAGGTATATCCACGGCGATATATCTCATTTTTGTATAAAGATATCAAAAAGGGGAAATATGACACAGGTACATTGCGATAGAAAGCATTGCTTGAACAACGATAAATACGGAATATGCACTGCTGATGCAATCGAATATAACGGATTGTGTCAGACATACATAACAGCTAAACGTTCCTGTAAGACACATTGCGGAATATGTCGCAAGGATAAAGGTAAATTAAAACGGAAAGGCGGTGAGGTTCTTAAATAATGGAAATTGTAACAAAAAGCATACATGAGTTAACTCCATATGAAAAGAACGCACGCAAGAATAATAAAGCCGTTCCGTTAGTTGCAAAATCGATAGAACAATTTGGGTTTAAAGTGCCAATTGTCATTGATAGAAACAATGTAATTGTGTGCGGTCATACGAGATATAAGGCAGCACATGCATTAGGTATTGAGGAAGTACCTTGTATCATTGCTGATGATCTAAATGACCAACAAATCAAAGCGTACAGGTTAGCAGACAATAAAGTAGCTGAGGTATCGAAATGGGATAAAGGCATATTGTCATTAGAGATGAATGAAATATTTGATTTCGATATGTCAGAGTTTGGGTTTGAAATTGCAGACCCAGTAGATACAGTTGAGGTAGAACTACCACAAAAGGATAACGAACGAGAACGTACGGCTAATGCGTATAATCTGTATGAGTTTGATGAAAACAGATGCACAGGGATATATGACATACCTACACTAGATAAGGTGATACACACGCCAAAGTCATTAATGGGGTTCAATTATTGCAAAAGCACACCGCCACAGGATGGCATAGGAGTGCATTTCTTTCTTGATGATTATCAATTTGAAAGAATATGGAACAGCCCAGCCGATTATTGTGCGATGCTTGCTGATTATGATTGCGTATTAACGCCTGACTTTAGCTTGTATATGAACATGCCAATAGCCATGATGATATGGAACACATATAGAAGTCGCTTAATCGGTCAGATGATGCAAGATTATGGTTGTACTGTTATTCCTACCGTATCGTGGGCTGGTACTGATAGCTATGATTTCGCATTTGATGGATTACCAACAGGCGGAACGATAGCTGTATCCACAATTGGCGTTAAGAGAAATAAAGATGCGTTTGATATATGGGTACAAGGTATGGATGAATGCTTGAAATTTGTTAAACCGCATAACGTAATCGTATATGGTGGTGATATAGGGTATACATTCGATTGCGATGTAACATACATTAGCAATGCGGTAACTGACAAAATGAAAGGGTGAGTACATGGGCGGTAGAGGTGCTGGATATTCGCTAACTGGTAGCGGTGAAGAAAGCAAAGGAACAAAAAAGAGCAAAGCAAAACTTGCAGTGTTACAAGCTAGCCTTGATTCTAAATTCAATGATCACGTGAATAACATGAGAGCAAGGCAAGGACAGCCTTGGCATATTGAAAAAGCACGAGGACGTGCAGAAAAAAATAGAGCCGATAAAGAAATGGCAAGTATTAACGGTTTGCGTGAGAAAATTGAAAGGCAAAAACAAGTAGTAGAAAGACAAATTGCACGTGATAAAGCTAGAGGAAGTTTGTTCGATTATAAAGGTAATTTAAACATTACAACTCGAAATATCAAACAGGTAAAAGCATATTTAAAAGATTTGGATAGTGGTAAGGTGCCTAAAACTAGAACAGCTGCAACTATCAGGACGTGGAAAAAGAAAGTTGCAAATTTAGAGGCTAGTATGAAAACAGCAAGTAAAACAAAGGTATCGGCAAGTGCTAAAAGTTTAATTGATAGTGGTAAAGTAACGCAATGGGCGAAAAGGCCTAATACGTATTTTATTAAAGGTTTAAAGAAAACGGCACTAGAATTACAGCCAGATGGAACATTTAAACATAGTCCTCGGTATTTCGGCCCAGCAACTGATGAACATAGGGCAAGAGTAGCCAATTTTATTAAAACAGGTAAGTTGTAAACAGTGGTGTAACAGAGAAAGGAAGTGAGCAAAGTTAGACGGACTGACAATTTAAAAAGCATTGACAAAATGTCTAAAGAAGAACGCAGTGAATTTTGCTCACGAGGTGGTATTGCTAGTGGTAAGAAACGGCGAGAGAAACGTACGTGGAAAGAAATAACCAATGCACTGCTTGATACTCCGTTAAAAGATGGGCAAGTTGATGAGAAGATACAAAGCCTTGCCAGCGCTAAAGGGTTAAATGTAACCGCACAGACGGCCATTGTATTGAAACAGGTAGTAAAGGCTATCAATGGAGATAACAAAGCAGCAGAATTCATATTGACTGTATCTGGTGGACTTACAGAAAATGAGCAACCAACAGAAGATACAAGCAAGCGTGTTGACTTAACTGATGTTATTATTCCTCATTACGATGTGGTGAGTGCTGACATTAAACGGCATAGGCATACGCATTACTGGATGACTGGCGGACGTGGTAGTACTAAATCGTCATTTATCGGGATTGAAGTAGTTGATACATTGATGAGCAACAAAGATTGTCATGCGGTTATCTTGCGTAAAGTAGGGCAGACGCTCAAAAACTCCGTATACGCTCAAATAGAATGGTGTATAGAGAAATTGGGGGTATCTGATAAGTTTACCTTTAAGAAATCACCGCTGGAGATTATTTATAATCCAACAGGGCAACGGATATTATTCCTTGGTGTTGATGATCCGCAAAAAGTAAAGTCAATTAAATTACCATTTGGGTATGTCGGTATAGTATGGTTCGAAGAATTAGACCAATTCGCTGGCATGAATGAAATACGAAATATAAACCAGTCCTTATTACGTGGTGGTGATAAGTACTGGTGTTTTTATTCTTTCAACCCACCTAAAAGCCGTGATAACTGGGTAAACGTGGAACAACTAACAGACGATGCAGATAGAATGGTAGTTAAAAGCGATTACACCATGGTTCCTGTAGAATGGTTAGGACAACAATTCATTAACGAGGCCGAAAAGCTAAAAGAGGCACGGCCTGACTTATACGCACATGAATATATGGGTGAGGTAACTGGTACAGGTGGTGATGTGTTCCCTAATGTTGAGGAATTGGACATCACGGATGAAATCATAGATACATTCGATAATGTATTCCATGGCATCGACTTTGGTTTTGCTACGGACCCATTTGTATATATGAAAATGAACTATGATGAAAAGCACGATACTATTTATATCTACGATGAAGTATACGGTACCAAATTAACCAATAAGAAAGCCGTAAACCTTATCAAGGATAAAGTAGGCGATAGGCCTGTATATTGTGATAGTGCTGAACCTAAATCGATAGCAGAATTTACAGAGTTAGGGATTAGAGCGTATCCAGTACGTAAGGGGCCAGATAGTCGAGATTTTAGTATTAAATGGTTATCCGATAGGGCGAAGATTTACATCGATAAAAAGCGTTGCCCTAATGCGTATCGTGAGTTTATGTCTTACGAATTCGCACAGGATAAAGATGGCAATTTTATTTCTAGCTATCCTAAACATAATGACCATACTATAGATGCGGTGCGTTATGGATTACGTGAAATTATGGATGGTGCAAGATTTAGTTGGTAAGGGGTGTACAATGCTAACAATTAATGAAGTGTGGCAAGCAATCATAGAGGGGAATAGTGGTATCTCCGAACGTGAATTCTTGCAAAGTGAAATACGAAAATTTTTAAGCAGCAAAGATAGAAAAGACATGCTAACAGGTAGGCGATACTATGAGGGTAAGCATGATGTTCTAAATAAAAAGCGGACTACTATTATTGAAAATGGCAAGTTGATGGAACTTGAAAACCTACCGAACAACAAGATTGTTGATAACAAAATAGATGATTTGGTAGACCAAAAAGTCAATTACATGTTGGGTAAACCGCTTGAAATTAAGACGGAAGATGACCGCATCACTGATATATTTAATCGTAAATTTCAACGCACACTATTAAACGTATGCAGCGATTCGCAAATAGCTGGTAAAGGGTACTTGTATCCATATATTAATGCAAATGGTGATATTGCTTTCAAGCGATTAAAACCTGAAAACATTATTCCTTTTTGGCGTGATGATGATCATACACAGTTAGATGCATTTGTCTATATGTACGACATGGAAGTGTATGCTCCGCTAGGTACTAATCAGACAGTAACCTTTGTAGAGTTTTACACAAAGGACAAAGTAAAGTACTATACCTATCAAAATCAAAACTTATACATCAATCAAGAGAAAGACGAGCAACGCTATATCAATGCTGGTAACGTGTTCTATGATTGGGGCCAAGTACCTTTAATTTGTTTCAAGGGCAATCATACGGAACAACCTATTATTAATCGTGTTAAATGTTTACAAGATGCATTGAATGATATGTATTCAATATTAGCCGATAACATGATGGAAGATAGTCGGAATACAATTCTAGTATTAAAGAACTATGACGGAACAGATTTAGCAGATTTTAAGAAAAATCTAGCACAATATGGGGCTGTCAAGATTAATACTGTAAATGGTGATGGTGGGGTAGAGACTTTACATATTGAAGTCAATACTGCTAACTATCAATTCATTATTCATGCATTGAAAACGGCAATTATCGAAAATGGCCGAGGGTTCGATGCAAAAGACGATAGAATGGCTAACAATCCAAATCAGATGAACATCATGAGCATGTATTCTGATATTGATTTGGATAGCAATCAAATTGAAGTTGAATTTCAAGCGTCATTTGAAAAAATGCTAGAGTTTATTGGACAGTACTATAACATTCTAGGCAGCAATGCACTTGATGATGTGGAATTTATATTTAATAAGCTCACACCAGTTAATGAAAGTGAAATCATCAACAATTGCCGTAACAGTGTAGGTGTCATCTCGAACGAAACCATCGTATCTAATCACCCATGGACTACTGATACCAATGAGGAATTAGAACGTTTGAAGAAAGAACAAGCTGAATTGATGCCTGATTTTGTAATTCCTAATGGTGGTAAGTAACATGGCGAATGATTATTGGCAAAAGCGATATGAACGTATCCTAGACGAATCATTTCAAAAGGCAACGCTAGCAGATAAAGAAATCAAAGAGCAGTATGCACGAGCGTTAAGGCGGATGGAAAAGGCTATTAATGATTGGTATCGAAGATTCGCCAATGAAAATGGCATTACCTTACAAGAGGCACGCAAGCTACTGGATAAATACGAAATGAAAGCCTTTAAAATGGACTTGAAAGAGTTTAAACACGAGGCGAAACAACTCGGAATGTCTAAGGAACATCAACAAATGCTATCCAATGCATCGATACGTGAAAGGTTAAGCCGTGAACAGATGCTATATATTAACATGGTGCATGAAATAGAAGTCATGGCACAAAGTCAGAATGTATCTGTTAAAAATATGCTAGATGATGTGTATAGATCATCAGTATATAAGAGTGCATACACGGCACAAACACAACGAGGTACATACTCGATGATTAATAGTATTGATAGCAAGCGTGTTGATAGCGTTGTAAATAGCCAATGGGCTAACGATGGCCAAGATTTCAGCAGCCGCATATGGAATGATAAGGTTAAGCTGGTAGCTAACTTGCAAAATGATTTCACGCAAGCGTTGATGATAGGGCAAGGTGCTGATACCATGTCAGATAATCTAAGCAAACGAATGAAAACATCATATAGCAATGCTAAGAGGCTTGTAGAAACAGAAACAGCACGAGTACATGAACAGGGATTTCTTGATAGCATGGCTGAACTCGATGTTAATAAACTTGAGATACTAGCAACGCTAGACAGTCATACATCGCCTATTTGTAGACGCATGGATAGAAAGATTGTTAGACGTGTGGATGCAAAACCTGGAATTACTGTACCGCCGTTTCATTGTTATTGCCGTTCTACTACTATCCCTTATATAGAGGGGTTAGAAGGTGAAACACGAACAGGAAGAAATAAAGATGATAAGAGTACCGATTATGACGGTGCTATATCCTATGAAGAATGGGAAAAGAAATATATTGATTAGCAGCTTAAAGGCTGCTTTTTATTTTGCCATTTTAGTATTGTTGGGCGATAACTAACAAGGCCGTAAATGTGAGGTGTGGCTCACGAAAATAAAGCGAAATGGGTATTTGTATTAAGGGGGTCAATATGACTAAAGAAGAATTAATTAAATTGGGTTTAAGTGAAGAATTAGCGGATAAGGTGGTAGAGGACTACGGCAAGAATTACGTGTCAAAAGACCAATTCAACGCTAAAAATGACAAACTCAAATCTGTAGAGGGGGAATTATCAAAGGTACGTGGTGAAATTGATAACCTTCAAAAAGCCAATGCTAATAACGATGATTTGAAAAAGCAAATTGATGCATTGAAAGCCGATTCAGATAAAAGAACTGCTGAATACGAGGCGAAAATCAAAAGCATGGAAATTGATAACATCGTAAATACGGCATTGAGTGGTGTCAAATCTAAGAATAACAAAGCTGTTCGTGCTTTATTGGATTTAACTGATGCAAAAATTGAAAACGGCGAAATTAAAGGGTTAAAAGACCAACTTGATACGGTCATGAAAGAAAACCCTTTTTTATTTGGTGAAAATACGAAACCAAAAGGCACACCAGTTGGCAACGATGGCGATAAGCATAGCACACATACTATTACAGTAAAAGAGTTTGCAAAAATGAACTATGCTGAACGCTCAAAACTTTATGATGAAAATCAAGAACTTTATAACCAATTATCAAAAGGAGAATAAAAATATGAGCAAACAAAAATTCGCATTTAATTTGCAATGCTTTGCAGCAGGTACTACTACTTCTACTAATATGATTAAACCGCAAGTTATGGCTGACATGGTGTCCGCTAACTTGCCTAAAGCAATTAAATTTACTCAAATTGCAACATTCGATAATACTTTGGTTGGTCAACCAGGGGAAAGCGTAACAGTACCAGTATGGGGTTATATCGGTGATGCGGTAGACCTTACAGAAGGTACTCCAATGAATACAGAACAAATGACAGCATCTACCGATGATTACAAAATCAAAGAGGCAGGCAAAGCAGTTGAATTGACTGATAAAGCTATCCTTACAGGTTTGGGTGACCCAGTTGGTGCAGCTGCTCAACAATTATCCATGTCTATTGCGTCTAAAGTTGATAATGATGTATTGGCTGCATTAAGCGGCGCTACACTTGTTTCTACTTCTGCAAATGCAATCTCTTATGATGGCATCGTTGATGCGGTTGCTAAATTCGAAGAAGAACAAGAAGGTGTTGTGAAATATTTATTTATTTCTCCAGCGCAAGAAGCAACATTGCGTAAAGACGCTAACTTCATCGATAAAAACAAATATGGTAACGATGTAATGGCTAGTGGTGTAATTGGCAAGGTAGCTGGTTGCAATGTTGTTATATCTCGTAAAATTGTAGAAAATGGCGGTAATTTTGATAACTATATCGTACAAGTTACACCAGAGCCAGAAGATGGCATTCCAGCACTTCCAGCAGTAACAATCTTTATGAAACGTGATGCAGTAGTTGAAACTGATCGTGATGTATTGAAACGTACAAATGTTATTACAGTAACTGAACATTACATTGCTGCATTAACTAATAAATCCAAAGTTGTAAAAGCGATATTTAAAAAATAGTAGGTGAAATCATGGGAATGTTATTAAGACGATACCACAAAGTATCTAATCCTAACGTAGATGAAAATACGAATACAGGTGAAAATCCTAACGTAGATGAAAATACGAATGGTAAAGGATTGGTGAATAATGCTGAAAAAAATTCTGAATCTAATTCTGAAGATAACGAATATAAGCGTTGATACTGACACACCTATTCTTGAATACCTAATTACTGCAGAAACTCAACGAGTACTCAATATTATCAATTGTGAAACGCTACCGACTGAACTCGAACATGTAATAGTGTATCGAGTGGTTGGAGCGTATTTACAGACTAATATTGTTGCGTTGGTTGGTGCTGAAAATCTCGATGTGCCTACACAAATCAAAATGGGGAATACTCAAGTTAATTTCAGTGGCAAAGGTGCAGAGGATAGATTGAAAGAAATGGCTCTAACATTCGTGAATTATGGAGAGGGTGAATTGACATGCTTCCGACGGCTGAAATGGTAGCAAAGTACACAAAGCAAATCGAAAAACTTTACGATTGCGAGTGTACGATTGAAACCGAAATCGACCAAATGGACGAAGAAACTGGGATAATGGCAAAATCAACCAAAATTGATGGCCCATATCCTTGCAGATTGTCATATAAAACATCGAATATTGCCAATATGGCTGAAATACCAAAATTTACGCAGTATACGAGCCTTTTCTGTTCGCCTAGTGTAATCATACCAAAAGGCTCACGAATAGCCGTTACAGGGCGAAATACGAAACAATTTTTTCGCAGTGCCTCAATTTCGGCACGATATGACACTCATCAAGAAGTGCAACTCGAAAATTTAGAGGTGCATTGATATGGGTGTAAATTTCGACCTAAAAGATTTTACTGATTTTAAAGATAGTTTAATAAAACTAAGGCAATCAGGGAATATTCAAGCATTCAATAAAAAAGTGGTTGAAAACATGGCAAGTGTGTATGTGCGTGAGGCAAAGTTGAATACGCCAGTCGGCAAAAGGTCGGTAAAATTCATGCAACATGGAAAAATACAGACTAAATACTTTGATAGCGAACATACACGCCAATCATGGAGTATTGGTAAATATCAATTAAACAATCAAAGCGGTAAGGTTGAGGTGTTTAACACATCATCATATGCATCCTTCCTAAATGATGGACATAGGCAAGAGGTTGGGAGATTTCTTCCTTGGATAGGTCAATCTAAAGGCGGTGTCATGCAAGGTGGCAGATTAAAAAAAACTTGGGTAGATGGTGCGTATATGCACGAGAAAGCGGAAAAGGTAGTCAATAAGAACGCTAAACGTATTATGGAGATTACATTAAAGAAATGGGTTAAAGATCATGGTGGATACTGATGTATTAACGGCTGTATCTAAGACTGTACATAAGGCATTGAACGTGCCTATATACCTAGAATTCAAAGAAAACAATATGACATTCCCATGTGCTTATATCAAGGTCATTGAGCCGAGTATGAGTAGACATGTTGGAACGCTATATAATACCTCTTTGGATTTAGACATCATGTATTACGCCAATAATCTTGATGTGGTTACTGATACAAGAAAGTTATTAGGAATTCCAAGTGTATTGTACCAGTTGCTTGAATTTGTACAAGTTGGGGAACGTACGATTATGGGTACTGGTATGAAATATAAGGTGTCAGATGGTGTATTACATTTCTTTGTAACATATGAAAATATTTTACGAAGTGTATCCAAACCAATTGAACGCATGAAACACATGGAGTTAACAGAAAGGGTAAAAGATGGCAGAGATTGAAACAGTTGAAACGCCTGTAATGGCTGAACAACAATTTGATGCATATACAATCGTTGCATCTGATAAATATAGACGATATCGTGATTTGCTCACATGTCTATTAGATGAAGATGTGATGTATACGCATAGTGATATTGATAGAATTTTAAATCAGGCATTAAAAACGCCTGTGAAAGGTTAGTGAAATATGGCATTAGGTGGTGGCACATTCTTATTCCATAATAAAGTATTGCCAGGTACTTACATTAATTTCGTATCTAAAGATCGAGCATATGCGGAAGTATCCGATCGTGGCTTTGGTGCTATGATGCTTTCCTTTGATTGGGGCCCTAGCGGTGAAGTATTCCGTGTAGATAACGATACATTCCAAAAAGAATGTCAAAAGTACTTTGGTTATGATTACGGCCATGAAAAAATGAAAGGCTTGCGTGATCTATTCCGTGGCTTAAAAACTGGCTATTTCTACCGCTTAAATTCTGATGGTGCTCAGGCAACTGGTACTATCGGTAAAGCTAAATACAAGGGCATCCGTGGTAATGATTTGGGTGTATCTGTACAAGCTGACCCAGATAATAGCGGTAAATTCATTGTAAATACATACCTTACAACTGGTGATGTTCGCAAAGTAGTAGACACTCAAAAGAACTTAAAAGATGCAACTGAATTGAAAGACAATGATTACATTGTATTTAATAAAACAGGTGCATTGGCAGCTAGTGCATATTCTGCACTAACTGGTGGTACTAATGGTAGTGCGGTAACTGTTCAAAACTATCAAGACGGCCTTGATATGCTTGAACCTTACTACTTTAATACAATCGGTTATGCTGGTTCTGACGATACTGTTAAGAACTTGCTTATTGCATTTACAAAACGTTGCCGTGAACAAAGTGGTGCTAAATTCCAATTAGTTATTCATGGTAAACAAAAAGTAAATTACGAAGGTGTTATCTCTATCCTTAACGATGTAACCGATGAAGGTGCTGAAAAAGGCTCTTTGGTGTACTGGACATTAGGTCAAGAAGCATCTTGTAATATCAACGCAACAGTAGGCAGTATGATCTATGATGGCGAATTTACTGTAAATGTGAAATACAAACAGTATGAACTTGAACAAGCCGTTAAAGATGGTATGTTTATGTTCCATAATGTAACTGATGCAGTAGGTGGTAATATTCAAGGCGATGTACGGGTATTAAAAGATATCAACACATTCACAGAATTTAGTAAAGTTAAAAACCGTGATTTCTCGCTTAATCAAGTTATTCGCATACTCGATAATTGGGCTATTGATGGCGGTAGATTGTTTAATAAAACACATCTCGATAAATCGCATAATGACCAAGCCGGCCGTGAATCCTTGTGGGGCGATTTGGTAAACCTTGCTGAACAATATCAAAAGGTACATGCTATTCAAAACTTTGATGATAAAGATATCCCTGTACCGACACAAGGAGACAAAAAGGAAGATATATTGGCAAATGTACAATTGCAACCAACAGTATGCATGGAAAAATTGTACATGACTGTAGTAGTAGCGTAGGAGGTAACACATGGCAGATGAAATTTTAGATGCTTTGAAAACGATGGAGGCTAGCGATGTAGTTTCTTCTAAATTAGCATCTTGCTATATCGTAGCTGATGGCAATCGATATTTGTTGTTTCAAGCTAAGAAATTGACGGCAAAAATCAAGAAAAATAAAGAAAAAGTGGCTATTTTAGGCCGTATCGGTGCTGGCAACAAATCTACTTCTGTTGAATACAGCGGTAGTTTGACAATTTACCATAATACAGCTCTATTTGACAAAATGGTTGAAAAATACTTGAAAACTGGTGTTGACACATACTTTGACATGCAAGTAGTCAATCATGATCCGACTTCTAAAGCTGGTAGACGTTCTGTTATTCTCAAAGGCGTAAACCTTGATGAATTAACGGCAGCAGAATTCGATGCTGATGGTAAATATATCGAACAAGAACATAATTTCACTTATGAAGGTGTTAAATATGTTCAACATTTTAATGAATTAGATGGGATGCAAGCCTAGTGCTTGCTCCCCTTTTTTAATAGGAGAATTTTACAATGGCTGAAAATTTAAGTGCATTTCTAAAACAAAACGTAGAAGTAGTCAATGAAACAGAATATGTGGCATCTAAACGCATTAAAGGTGCTAATGGTGAGCCTATCGCATGGAAAATCAAGATATTAACTACTGATGAAACAGAAAAAATGCGTAAGAAACATACTAAACGAATTACAGACAGAATTACACGTCAATCCGAAGAACGCTTTGATATAACTGCATATAACGAAGAATTGATATCTAAAACTATTACATACCCTAATTTGTACGATGCTGAATTGCAAGATAATTGGGGTGTAACTGAACCTGTTGATTTAGTTAAAGCTATGCTTACACCTGGTGAATATGCTGACCTTTTAGCAGCTGCAACTGAGGCACAAGGCTTTGATGCTGGCATGAAAGATAAGGTAAAAGAAGTAAAAAACTCCTAGATTCCAATGAAACAGAAACGATGTTCGCATATTTGGCGTTTGTTAAATACCATATGCGACCTTCTGTTTTTGCGGAAATGAGTATAAATGAAAAAGCGGTAGTAATTGCTTTTATCCAACAACACGCAAAAGATGAGAAAAAAGAGTTGGATAAGGCAAAAGGGGGGTAATGAATGGCTACACTTTCAAACTATATAAGCCTATCAACTAATATTCCTAATGCAATGAACGCAGCCGCAAATGCAACCCAAAAAGCCTATCAATCAATGAACACGTTGCACAACAAAATGAATGGCGTATCAAATGCAAGCGAAACGCTAAAAGCTAGCCTTGGTGGCATCATGAATAGCTTTGCTGGTAACTTATTGGCAAATGCAGTCATGAATGGTGTTGGAATGGTTAGGGGTGCTATTGATTCAATCACAGATACGGCTGCAGAATGGGCAAGCGTACAAGCTAGATTGAAACTCGTGGCAGGCAGTCAAGAAAATGCCATTTATCTAAATAAGCAAATATTTGAATCTGCTCAACGTGCAAGAGGCGGATATATGGATATGGCTGATGCGGTAATTCAAGTATCACAATCGGCACATGATGCATTCCATGACCCTCGGCAAGCCGTAGAATTCATGGAAGGCATTCAAAAGGTATTCGCCATTGGTGGTGCATCGAAAATAGCACAAAGAAACGCTATGCTCCAATTAACGCAAGGCCTAGCGAGTGGGCAGTTACAAGGCGATGAATTCCGTTCAATCGCTGAAAATGCTCCAATGATTGAGAATATCATTGCTAAATCAATGGGGGTATCTCGTGGCGAACTTAAAAAACTAGCATCAGAGGGTAAAATTACTGCTGATGTGATAAAAAACGCTATCATGAATAATATGCCTGAAATCGAAAAGCAGTTTGAATCATTACCGAAAACTTGGGGTGATCATATGCAGTCGATTAAAAATAAAGCGGTTCAAGCATTTGAACCTGTATTCCAACGTATTTCTGACCTTGCCAATAATGAGGGAATACGTGAATTAGTTAATAACGTAACAGGAGCCATTCAAACTGTGGCACCTGTATTCTATTGGCTTGTAGGTGTGGTTGGTGAAACGATTAACACCTCTATATGGGCCTTTAACACGTTATCAAACTTTATCCGTCAACACTCGTCTATCATGTATTTAGCTATGATTGTATTAGGCGGTGTGATGGCTTATTACGCTATACAAGCTGGTATCGCAGCAGCAAGAACAATAGTAGCAGCTGGAGCAATGGCAATTAAAGCGGCGGCAGATTGGATAGAGACTGCAGCAATATTAGCAATGATAGTCGCGCAAGAGGGGTTAAATGCAGCGTTATATGCTTGCCCGTTGGTTTGGATAATTGGATTAATTGTGGCGGTTATTGCAGTATTTTACATTGCTATCGAAGTAATCAACTATTTTTGCGATACTAATATCAGCATATTGGGGATTGTAGTCGGTGCGTTCTATGCGTTTGGTTCTGTTATTTACAACGTATTTGCTTTTGGTTGGAATATCATTGCAGCGTTTGTTAATTTCTTGGCTAACGTGTTCAAAGACCCATTACATGCAGTATCTAATTTATTCATTGATATATGGAATGGTATTTGGGGATTTATCAAACAACGTATCAACGATATCATTGGTGCTATCAATAAAATCCCTGGCGTTAAAGTCGAGGAAGTTGGCGATTCAACTGGTATGTTACAACGCTTTGAAATTGCTGGTGGTGAAACTACTGTGATGTCTCAAATGAATTACACAAGTCCAGTTGCAGCGTTTGGAAAAGGTTATAACATAGGTAAAAACCTCAGCCTTGATAGTTTAAAACCTAATATGAATGGGCCTCAAACGCCTAAAGAATTTGACCCTAGCAAAATCACACCTGGTGGTGAACAGGATTCTGTGAATAAGACAGCCAGTAATACTGGCAAAACCGCTAAGAATACCGACAAAATGGCTAAAGCAATTGATATGACGAACGAGGAAATCAAAGCGTTGCGAGAAAGTGCTATCGATAAGTCATTGAAGAAATGGCAAGATGCTAACATCATTCACATTCAAATGAATAATGATGTGGAAATCAACAATGGTACTGATTTAGACGGATTTACAAGTAAAATTGCAAAAGGCTTAAAAGATGCGTTCACAATTCAAAGAGAGGGGATATAAATGTACTATTTCTATTTAGGAACGATGCAAATACCAATTCCCCCTAAGGAATTAACCACTACTATTAATGGTAAGAATGAAACTATTGATTTGTTGGGTAAGGGTGAAGTTAATATCATAAATCCAGCTGGATTGACAGATATTTCATTTAAATTCCTTTTACCTAACTCAGACTATCCATTCAATGAATCGATGCTGTTTAAGTCTAAAAAAGCCAAGTATTACGTTGATGAACTCGAAAAGCTAAAAACAACTAAAACAAGATTTCAATTCATAGTAGTTAGAATGAAACCAGGCGGACAGATGCTATCAATGACTAATATGAAATGTACGCTTGAAAATTACAGTATCGATGAAGATGCTGATAATGGCTTTGACCATTACGCTAATGTATCGTTGAAACAGTGGAGAGATTGGGGAGCGAAACGCATTGAAGTAAAAACCGATAAAGATGGTACTGCAAAAGGTAGCGTTAAGTCGGACAGACCAACTGATGGTAAGGTAGCAGCATCTACGGCTAAAGTATCACGAGGTCAAACATTGCAACAAATGGTTAAAAAGCAATTAGGGAATACAGAAAACTTATTTCAAATTGCGGCACTTAATAAAATAGCCGTGCCAGCTATCTTGAGTGTAGGTCAAGTTATCCAATTGAAACGAGAAGGTAATAACGAATGGCTATAGAAAAGAAACCAGCAGAAAAAACTGTTGAAAAATCTCAAATTAATGGCACAATCGTTCCAATTCCTATGCCTGTTCAACTCCACTATGAACTAACAATCAGAAATAAAAGTACTGGTGATTTATGGCTTATAGAACCACAAGATGATGTCAAAATTACTAGGGCTGTTGATTGCATTCCTAGTAAAATGACATTCAAAGTGCCTAAAGACCCAAACCTCAATTTTGAAGAAGGTGATGCGGTAAAGTTTACTTTAAACGGTGGGGCCGTATTCTTTGGGTACATATTTGAGAAACAGCGTGATGGCAAGAATTCTATATCTGTTACTTGTTATGATCAGTTACGCTATTTAAAAAATAAAGACTGTTATGTTATCGGCGCTATGACTGCAACTGATTTTATCAAAATGGTAGCTGATGATTTTGGGTTAAAATGTGGTTATATGGATGATACCGTATGGAAAACTCCTGAGAAACCGCAAACCATATTCAAAGATAAGTCATTGCAAGAAATGATATGCCAATTACTTGATAAAACAGCCATATACACACCGAATCATGCGTTCTATCACTTGTACGATGATGCTGGAGAGTTACGGCTAGCATCATTTGAGACCATGAAAACAGATATTTACATTGATGATGAGTGCATGGAAGATGTGCAGTATACAACATCTATCGATAAAGACACTTATAACTATGTGAAGATTATTCGTACTGTTCCAAATGGTGCATCAAGCAAATTGGAGAATACTTTCATAGCTAAAGACGATAAGAACATCGAGAAATGGGGGAGATTACAATACTTGCTCATTCCTAAAGAAAAGGACGTCAACGCTGTAGCGCAAGCCAAGGCAATTATGGCTCACAAAAACAAAAAAAGCCGTGAGATTAAGTTGAAAAATGTCATTGGCGATGTGCGTGTGCGTGGCGGTTCATTGGTATATATTAATCGAAACTTTGGCGATATGATTGTTAATAATTACATGATGGTAACATCTGTTACTCATACATTTAAAACAGGTTTTCATGGAATGGATTTAGATTTACGATACGTTGAAAATGACGCAGCATATGAAGTTGCCAAAGATGAAGATGCGGAAGCAGTTAAGAAGATTGAAGCTGCTAAAAAGACTACGAGCGCATGGGCTGCTGGTGGAGTAGCTACTGGCGCAGGTGGTACAGCAGGTCAAGTCGATACTGCATTCCAAATGAATGATGGCCGTGTATCCCAATATGGTAGCGTTGGTTGTGCTGAACAAGTATGTGCGGCTGGTTCATATTACAATTCTGATTTAAAAGCAGAATATGACAAAGGAACGGCATCCGTTCCTACACTTCGCCAAAACCTAGAAGCGAAAGGATACGTTACCGAGCAATTTAACGGCTATGCCAATAAAGGCGATTTATTAATTTATGGCGATGATGATCATGTTGTAATTGCTGATGGTGCTGGTGGGTGCTTTGGTAACTCGTCTAGCCGTGGTTATGCTATGAAATATGGTAACGCAAATTATGCGTGGCATGATGACGAGGCACCAAATAAGATTATTAGAATGGGGGCTAAATAATGGATAGCGAATATATGAAAATGGTTAATACCATAAAGGAAATTGCTAGTACAGTTATTCAAAATGGTGAGCCTATGGAAGTAATCGTTGGCGAAGTTGTTAGTGTATCACCGCTTGCTATTAAAATAGACCCTAACCTAACCATTCCAGAAGGAAATATCATTCTTACTAAGAATACCTGTGAGTGGACTGTTGAAATGAGCGTTGACCATGTAACAGAAAATAGAGCGGGTGGCGGTGGTTATGCTGAATATGCAAGCCATAATCATGATTACACAGGGCGAAAGAAATTTCTTGTACATAATCAATTAGTAATGGGTGATAAGGTCATCATGTTAAAGGAAACTGGCGGACAACGCTATATAGCATTAGACCGTTGGTATAACCCAAATAGGGGGTGTACAACTAAGTAATGGCGGAAAATTTATTATTACCAAAACAAAGTAATGATACCCTTATTCCTGATACAGTAAATTATATTGAACCATCGCATACATATGATGTTGATTTTAGGACAGATAGCCAAATTAGAGGCTATGCGGATAAGTTGCGAGCTATGGAGCAAGCAATTTATAAAATCATCAATACTGAGCGATACCAATATATTATTTACAGTTGGAATTATGGTATAGAATTACAAGACTTATTCGGACAGCCTATTCCATATGTGTATGCTGAGTTACAACGGCGTATAGAAGAGGCTTTGCTGAATGACGATAGAATAACCAAGGTATATAACTTTGAGTTTAGTAATAATGGTGGCGATGTTATGACTGAATTTGATGTTGATACTATATATGGTACATTGCAAGGAATTAAGAAAGGGGTGAGCGGTATTGTATGAGCATATGACGGCTGACAGGATAGAAAAGCGAATGCTCGATAGGGTTAAGGACGAATTTGACCGCCGTGAGGGTAGTGTAATCTATGATGCTACTGCTCCAGCTAGTATCGAATTTGCAGAACTCTATATCCTAGCCGATGTTATATTGAAACAAGCATTTGCAAGGACTGCTGATAGAGAATTCTTAATTCTACGTGCAGCCGAATTTAATATCTACCCTGAGCCAGCTACACAAGGGGAGTTTGAGGCACAGTTTAATATGGACGTGCCTATTGGTTCTAGGTTTAATTACAATGAATACAATTTTATCGTAACGGAAGTATTAAATACTGATGAGCATACATATAAAATGCGTTGCGAACAATTTGGGCGTTCCCCTAACTTTGTAACAGGTGATATTACACCAATTCAAGGTATTAATGGTTTAACTACCGCTAAAATCTTGAAGAATATCACACCAGGAGAAGATGAGGAAGAAACAGAAGTATTCCGTCAACGCTACTTTGAGGCTTTGAAATCTAAAGCCTATGGCGGTAATGGTGCTGATTATAAAGAAAAGGTGTTAGCCATTCCTGGTGTTGGTGGTGTTAAGGTATACCGATGTTGGAATGGTGGCGGTACTGTTAAATTGGTAGTGTTAAACAGTGATTACGGCCCAGCAGATGATGAACTTATAAAAGAGGTTGAGAACGTTATAGATCCGATGCCTAAAGGTAAGGGGTACGGACTAGCACCTATTGGGCATACTGTAACAGTAGTTAAGGCTGAACCTGTTACAATTAATTACACAATTGAAGTAACTATGACACAAGGCCATCAAGTGGCAGAAATCAAGAATGCCATTGAAACGGCTATTAAAGAACGCTTAATCAATCGTTGTAAAGAATGGGCAAAACAAGATGAAAATCAATTCATCACAGTGCGTTCTAGCATTGTAACTGCATTGACGGTAGAACTACCTAACGTGCTAGACGTTGGACACATTCAGATTAATGGACAGGATATACCAAAGCTAGAACTAAAGGATAATCAAATCCCTGTAATGGGTACGATTAATTTGGTGGCTGTATGATTACAGATTTTGGAATATTTAAGCGTGATATAGATGTATCACAATTTGCCGTTCCATTAACTCGTGATTCTCGTGATATACAAGAAGTGTATCGTGTAGAAAACGCAGAATTAAATATACTATGGGAATTAATGCTCGGAATATTCAGGGAAGAATACATCTATACCGCATCAGACTATGGACTAGATGCATGGGAGAAAATACTTGATATTTCACCTGTTAATTTAAAAGACACACAAGGACGTAGAAACGAGATACTATCAGTATTAATCGGTCAACGTCCTTTTACTATGCCTAAAGTACAGGAAATGCTTGATTTCAAGTACGGAAAAGGGATAGTAACTCATAATGTAAACGGCAATGCATACGAATATTGGCTAGATTTTAAACCAGGCAATGAATACCTACTATTTAATGTTTGGGAATATGTTGAGCCAATCATTCCTAAAAATTTAATTATCAAATTTAAAAGTACAACTAAACTATCACAATCTGTATATATCGGTGGTGTGGTTGATGTTAAGGAAATCATTAGGATTGATGCAAAAATCAATATTGATGAGTTAAACACATCGAACAATACATATATCGGTGGTGTGGTTGATGTTAAGGAAATCATTAGAATTTAGGGGGTAACATGGCGAAATATCCTAGTATTTCTCAAACTAAAAATGGACGTATCTTGATTGCAAAATCAAATGCGACTGGTAAAGCGTTAGTGCCTATCAAAGTAGTAACTGGCGATGGACAACTAACCAATCAAAATATTGAAACAATGGAAAATGTCATTAATCCGTTGTTGGAATTGCCTTTTGCATCTCCAGGGCGATTCGTTAAAGAAGGACAATTTCAATTAGATTTCGCATTAAGCAATGAACACCTAGAACATGGCTTTTATGCTCGTGAAATTGGTGTATTTGCAAAATTAAATGGTGAAGATGATAGTATGGCTGTTATGATCGCATACACTAATGGCGGTAACTTTGTAGATTATATTCCAGCAAAAGACACACCAATTAATTCAAAAGTGTTTGAAATTACAATTGCAGTAGATAACGCAGCAAATGTTGTAGTACAACGTAGTGATGCGGCTTACATCACGGCTGGCGAAATGGAACGTCATAATACCGATGCAAACGCACATGGTGGACTTTTACAAAAAGTAAAAACTAAATTAGCCACTCATAACACAGATATTTCATCTCATCCAGCGATTACGGCTATGATTGCAAAAATCCTTGGTGCGACTAACTGG